CGCTTCTTGTATAAATTATCTAAACTAGTGTTTAGAAGAATTGTAAGTTAGTAGTATTAATACCAACTTTTGACAGATAGTCAGCTGCGTTACCGAAAGAGTTCGCAGTGTTAGTAAGTTCCAAGTACCCGTAACGAGTCATGAAGCTTACTACTGGCTCGAACGTATCCGGATCCATTACTGGGCCAGTGCTCATTAATGGAATGTACGGACAGTAGTATGCCGCTGCATCAGTTTCAGTGTCACCTTTATAACCAAGTAATACTGCTTCGCTATCGGCAGCATATTGGTCAACGTAAACACGCATAGTTGAGTTCAATGTACCAACGAACTTAGTGTTAGTCGGTGCTTCGAATGTACCTTCTGTAGTACGTGCAAAGCTTGAAGTTGTTGCTGATTGCAAAATTGTAAGAGTAGTTGGTGATACAACTGCCCAGTTTGCAGCGCCACGTCTTGTACGTGCAGCAACAAGGTTCGCTTGTTGGTTAATCATAACAGCAAGTGCCGCATGTTCGTCACCAACGTAAGTAGCTGTACCACTTACTGCTGCTTGATCGAACGTTACAGGTGCTGCGCCAACTAGTGAACGTAGGTTTTGTAGCATTTCTTGGTCGATTTCAACAGTAATCTCTTGAGCTAGTGCTTGCATGATTTCTGCTTCGATATCGATACCGTGGATTGCGTTAGCGTCTTGTGCAGACTCAAAAGTCCAACGTGCGCTTAACTTACGAGATTTGGCTTCAACAGTCTCTTTCAAGATTTGAATACCAATTCTGTTACCTGGTTGACCTTCTAATGCCGCAGTTTGAGCCGCTGCCGGATTTGCTGCATCTTGGTTACCAGCGTAAGCTTTTGCAAGCTCGAACGGTGATAATGCTTCTGTACCAGCAGTTACGCCAGCCGCTGTATCCGCATAGCGAACACGTAGCGTATGGATCTGACCAACAGGGCCAGTCATAGGCTGAACACCCATGATTTCGTTTGCAATAACAGTAGGCATTACACGTCTGATCAACGGTAACATTACTTTATTTAATACTGCGATGTTACCAGCTTGGGTAGCACCCTGAGTCGCACTCTCTTTCAACATTTGTTGACGAGTGTTTTCCAGAACAACACCCATATTCTTTTTACGGGCACCTTGCAGACCTTCTAACAGAGCGTCTTTCGTGTTGCTCCAATTTGATTCGAAAAGCTTGTTAGCCATTTCTTAAATCTCCTATTTACTTATTAATTCCTGCTAATTTGATAATGTCAGCCAAGTAGCTGTCGTCGGTATTAGCATTTTCGTTGAGGGCCTGCTTAGCCCTGTTTCCTGTCTTCTCAGACGTTTTAGATTCAGCTAACACACGTTTACCTGACTCTCTCTTGCCTGCGCTAACAGATTCGTTCAATACTGCTGGTAGATACTTATCAAAAGCAGCATCGAGATTCTTTGTCGCAACTGATTCTAAAAGATCTTTCATTACAACACGTTTTTCATTTGATAGTGGCTTTAAAAGCTTACCCATCACTTGAGCACGTTGTTGGCGATCTTTAGCTGCACTCAGCTTCGATTCTAACAACTTAGATTTTTCATTACCTTGGGCAATGCTTTCGCTAAGTTGGTTAATTTCTTGTTCTTTAGCTTTAACTGCCTTTTGAAGCTTGCTAATTTCTGTACCTTCGTTAAGGTAAGAAGTTAAGAATTCGCTTGCAAAAGATTCAAAGATACGTCTTCCGAATTCGTTTTCACGTGCAGATTGAATATCTTCTTTGAATTGCGAGATTTCTCTCTTCAAAGTTTTATCGATATTCGCCTCAACAAGTTTTGATGCTCTTGCAATGAACTTTTCTTTAGTTGATTGTAATTGCTTCTTGCCTTCGGATACCATACGAACTTTCTGTTCAACTAGCTTACGCTTGTCTGAACGGAACTCACGAATTTCTTCAGACAATTGCTTCAATGTGAAGTTTTCAAGTTTCTTGAAATTTTCAGCCATTTTCTGCTTGTCCGAATGGAACTCTTTGATTTCTTTGGAAACTTGCTCGACGATAAACTTCTCGACCATTTTAGCGTGTTCTTTCATCTTACGACGGTATGCAACACGTTCTTGGACTAGTTTAGCTCTATCCTCGGCAAATTCTTCGAGTTCGACGCTTAACTTATCAGTAAGGAATTTGTCCATTGTTTCTGCAAGAACAGATTTGTCATGTTCGTATTTACGAGCATACTCTTCACGAAGTTCTGAACGAGCTTCTTCAAGCTTAGTGTTCCATGCTTCGTTAATCTGCTTCTGCAATGATTCTGATAAATTGGCGTTTTCACCCAAGATTTTTCCTAAATCGTTTGCCATCTTGAGTCTCCTAAATTTTCATCTCTTTTATATACTTAATTATCTCATTATCGAGATGTCTTTGCGCAGATGGGTCATAAAGAGACGATTCTGCCGTTTCCATGATCTGCGCACCGCCTTTCATATTGTAAAGGCTTTCGTATATGGTTCTCGGATAGGCGTCCGGAGCACTAGGTTGAGCAACAATATCAACTGTAACAATATCGAACTCACTTACTGCACCACTATCGTCTACGCTGCCGGAACCACGAGAACTTACACCAAGTTTGGCCCCCGACTGAAGCAATGTTTTAACAATTTGTCCCAGTGGCGTGTCGATAATCTTTAGCTTTCCGTAACCATCCGACCCATCCATCCACATTGTTTCAATAATGTGAGATACACGGTCTAAATTAATAGTGAGTTCTTCTGGGTGATCAAGCTCGCCCAAAACTGTAAACCCACCGTTAATCTTTTCGTTTAACGAATCAACTGCTCTAGAAATTTCACGCAATGGGTAAACACGTTGGTTTTGATTACGGACGTCACCTTGGATAAAGAGTCCTTTCATGAAGCACTCTTTTTTGCCGTCTGTAATACTTTCTTCTATTTTCATATGGCCTTTATCAAAAGGCATATATTCATATAGCTTTGCACTCATTGCACTATCCCTAGATTATTCAGCTGGCTTCTTAGATAAAGGACTTTTTGATTGTACCTTACCTTTTTTAGACTTGCTGCCTGTGCCTACATAACCGCTTTCGTCTTCGTCGAAAGTACCATTAACGTTCGATGGTTCTTCGTCGATGTTGTCTGACGGAGTATGGTCTTTTGGCTTTTCTGCAGAACCGCCTTTTTCGCCTGAGCCTTTAGTGAAGTCTACCGCACGGCTTTCTTCTTTAGATGCTGCATGGCTGTATGAGCTTGTAGTGTTAATTTTTGCCTTTTCAGACTTAGCACCAGTACCTGCATATTCGCCTTCTTTGTCCATAGAGACTGAAACTTCGTCTTGAAGCTTAGTTGCTTCAGTAACACGTTCGTCGTCCATGCCAAAGTCCATATCCATGCTCATGTCAGCTTCGCCTTCGCCGTCTGCAGAGTATTCGCCTGCAAATTCGCCTTCATCGTGGTATGGTTCTTCCATTTCTTGTTTCATTAGCGTTTCAAATTCGGCACGCAATTCTTCAAGTTGACTTTCTAAATCGTCGATACGGTCTTCGTCTTCAACTTCGCCTTCGCTGTCGTCTTCAACTTCACCATCGTTAACTTCATCAGCGTCAATATTGTCGCTGTCAGCTTCGATGTCAGCTACGAAATCTTCTTTTTCGTCGCCGCCGATATCTTCTTTAACTTCTTCTTCGTTTTCGACTTCATCGTCCATATCGTTGCATTCATCGTCTTCTTCGTTAACTACAGACTCGTAGATTGAACGTGATTTAGCAACAATGTACTCATGAAGTAACGATTCCGCTTTGTCAGTGTCTTCATTCACTAGGAATTCTAAGACCTGCTCTAAATCGCTTTTTCTTGGTGTAGACATTGCTATCAGTCTCCTTTAGATAATTTATTTCAATTATATTTAATACAAAGAACAGAAAAACGGCTTATTATAGGGTAAAAATAAGCCGTTTTTTTAATCTGTTATTATTTATTCAGCTGCTTGGTCGTACATACTGGGTAGAAAATCCAGATAATCCTTTTTATCTACTCTTTCGGCATCTCTCGATTTACGCATTCTGTGTATGTGTGACAGTGTTAATCGAGGACGTCTTGTATCGTCGTAGTCAGCTTGTGTAATCTCATCTTGCGCTGGGTCGTAAAACTCAACTAATAATTCTTTTGATTTCATTACAACTCTTCTCCTTCGTCACCGAAGTCGTCAACGTCAGCGTCTGTTACATCATCACCGAAGTCGTCTCCTTCATCGTCGAACTCTTCGTCGAAACCGCCTTCTGGTGCCATTGTGTCGATACCACTAGAAGTTATACCTGCAGAACTTAAATCGGCTTTTGAGTCGTTGCTATCAGCAGACGTCATGCCTTTTTCTTCTTTCCACAGTCTTTCGTTTTCATTTATTTCTTCTTCGCTCAATCCTAAGTAACGTTTAAGTGCAAATCGTTTTGACATAAACGGAACTTCGGCCATTGCCGAGAATGTATTAATTTTTGCTGAATCAAGTTCAAGCTGGCGATACTCTGAGAATGACTGAGGTTCTGGAAATTCTAAGTTGAACAACGAACTGTCAATTTGTACGCCTTTCTTTTTAAGGAACAGTTTAAATTCCTTGTCTAATGTTTTCACAAGTTGCTTCTGATAGCGTTCGCACACTTTCGAGAATCTAAACTCTTGTATAAATGCTGTGCCTACCCTGCCGTCGTTGTAGCCTGCAGAACCATCTTCTGGACCTGACGGCAAATAAGAACTTGGTACAGCAAGTGCTCGCAATACTTTGTTGTTAAAGTATCTTAAATCGTCTATGTCACCTAAGTTGTCACCGCCTGGTAATGTTTCAACTTTTGAACCACGACCTTCTGGTGTTGTTGCAAAGAAGTAATCTTCAAGTGATGACATTGGGTTATAAGCTGAGTCAACCACTGAGTTGCCGCCGCCGTCTCTGCTCGGAATACGCTTTTGTTGCACTTCGTACTTAACACGTTCTAAGTATTGCTGTGCTTTGTTAGGTGGCATTGATCCAACATCAATAAAGAATACACGTCTTTCTGGTGCTCTATGCACACGGTAAATCAGTATCGAATCTTCTAGTAACTCTTTTTGCTTGTAAACTTTGTACACATACTCAAGAACAGATGTACCAAACGGCCATTCGCCTGTCATGCCATCGCACAACGTCATGTGTACAATGTGACTTGAATCAACTGGGATTTCTCCTGCTTCACCAAACTTACCATCTGAGATAGCCGAGTTAGTCGTTTGTGTGCCGTATCCTACAGCACCGTTAAGAGGTGCAGAAAACATAATACTGTCGGCACCGCCATACGCACCATTCATGCCTTGGTTATTAGCAGTTGCAATCATCTCGCCTAAATTAAGATCTAAATCCTTAATATAGTAAGCTTCGATTTTTTTGCCTTCGCTTTCGTTTACAATTACTTTTGTTACTTTGTTAGGATCGCACCAAAACAGTTTGTAAGTTTCCGGATCACGAATAAAGAATTGGTCGCCATACATCAATGTGGATCTAAACATTTTCCACATGCGCTTATCGAATTCGTTTAATGTACACCACTGTTTAAGAACACGAGCAATAATTTCAACTTCTTTCGGCGATGGCTCTTCGTGATAATCAATAACAAACGGCTTTTTGGTTTGCGCATCTTTTTCAGTCGAGAAGTCAGCTATAGTATCCAGCGCATGATGTACTTCATGGTCTAGATTCATAGTTTCGTATATTTGATATCTTTGTAAACGGTCAGTCGGGCCTTCGTAAATCTCTGGTAACCAGTTATTGTACTTGTTTACAGTAGCATACGAATCATTGCTGTCGATTGTATTCGATGGTAATACTGAGTTTACGGGTTTGAAATACTTTTTCCAGCTCAAAACTTATGCACCTTTTTCTTCGTTAATTCTAACAAGTGATTTTAACCGTTTATTGTTGGTGTCCATTGCTATGGTTAACCCAGTTAATATCTTGTTTTG